GTGTTTCATTCTCCCATAAGTATCTATCCTTGAGAGTATCAAGGCTAAACTTATCTAATAGTTTTTCATTACTGTAATTAATTTTTATACCAAGATATTCCTTGATACCCACTTTATCTTCTACCACTTACTTTCTCCTGTTTTAAAAACTTGTCTCTATCATCGTGTATGTCAAGCATTATTATAGCATAATGTAATATTTTTAGCAAGTCTTTTCTGTTGTGCCCGTCTTTATTTCCATATCGTTTTGCATACTTTATAATGTTACCCATACAAAAACCCATACCATGTCCTGAATCAATGATTACATCAGTGGCTTGGTACTTATCAGAAGCATAGTGCTCACCATATGTACCATCAATATACTCTTGTAGTTCTTGTATTAATTGTCCCTCATTAAATTTATAATTCATCTGTTCTCCATTCTTTCGGTAAAGTATCTTCACTATACCATCTAAAATTATTTTTTTCAGCCCACTCAGCATGGGTTCTTTTTGTTCCGTCTTTTCTTTTTTTAGCTTGGGGCATGGGTGCATAAGGACTTAGAAATAAAAACACCAACTCAAACTCTCCTATCTGTTCTTCTAAAGCTTCTCTTATCCAAATATATTTACTGTACTCTGCGTAATCCCAAAACCTACCTTTAGCTTCTAATAATATTGTTTGACCATTAATCGTTTTAACAAAGTCAGGCTCGTAATTGTGCTCAACTACGTATGGTATTTTTTCTGAATGATGATTCCACTTTTGTAAAACAGTAGAATGTAGGGTGTGTTCCCATTTAGAATCATATCCTTTTGGAACATTCTTTTCTGTTGGTCTTATTTTCCTTGGTTTTCTAAAGCCAACCATTATATTATATCCGAGTACTGGATTTTGTCAAGAGGTTTAGACTTTAATTTACGTTTAATTAGCTTTCCAAACCATCTTGGTGTGTAAGCTGAAACCATAAAAGTATTTCCTGCAAATACATGAGTTTCTTTTGGTAAATATTTTTTGTAATTAGAAACAGAAACCTTTTTCATTTCTTCATCTGTTAGCATAGTTTTCAACCACATAACTAAAAACTCAATTGATTTTTTTCTTATTGCTTTAGACTTTCTTCCATTCATCTGACTTCCTCCACGTTAGGTTCACTAACAACTTTTGTAAAATACACAGGTCCTTTTGCATAATTAAATACACGTAATCCTTGCCCATCATTAGCATCTTTATGACACTCAAACTTATGAGGACACCATGAACAACCTCTTGCAACTTTCATATTACCTGCTTTTCCTTCAGGAATTGGTGCATAACAAAAATCTGGAGGGGTGTCTGAAGCAATAATATTTTTTACTTTTTTTATTTTAGATTTAATATTAGGTTTATCCATATCATCAGGAACAAACATTGTAAGCTCACCTGTTTCTTTATTCATAACAAGAAAGCCACCTGCATTAGTTTTTTCTGCAGCTTCATACCCTGCCAACTGAGAAAGATATCCAAATGCATCGTCTTCTGCTAATGTTCCTTCTTTAAATTTTTTAAACGCATAACCTGAAGCAGTTTTAACATCAACAACTTCGCCATCTATCATACAATCCATATGTCCTTTTATACCACTCACAGTTATTTCTTTTTGTTGTGACGTAAGTTTATGTCCTGCTAGTTTAACAAAGAACAAAAGTAATACTTCTAGTAAATGCCCATACAAAAATTTAATTTGAGTGCTCGGCTGTAATTTTTCTGTAGTATCCGATTGCGTGTGGGTATCAAACCAAAGTCTTCGTTCGGGTCTACCTACATTTGACATACGTAAAATAGCTTTACCTTCTACGTTTTGTGGTGTAGCCCAATGTCTCAACGCATCCGTCATATCTTTACCAAACTCCTCAAACATTTCTTCTGAAATATTTAATTCGTTTCCCTCGGTAAGAGAATCTAATACGCTGTAGATATCTGCTACTAAATTATTTAGTTTCTTTTTCATTGTCTGCCTCCTTAAAGGCTTTAATTACATCTGATGAAAATAGTTTTTGTAAATTTACAAGAAACATTCTACTTGCTTTGTGGTCACCACCACTAACAGTTTTAAATGTATCAAGTTTATCTACTATAGTTCTAAGAACATCTGTTTTAAACACAAGAGTACAAAATTCATTGTCTCCTACACAAAGATTATGAAACCAGTAATCAGATTCTGTTGCTCTAATTCCTGAAGGTTTACCCCATGATTCATATTCAATACATATGTTTCCGGACTTCTGCCATAAATCTTTTTCAGATTTAACTTCAATCTTTTTATTAGTTAGCATTTCTGCTATTTTTTCTTCACGTATTGTACCATATTCTAGGTCAATGTCAAACTTTTTTCTGTTTTCTTTAGTGGGTTTCACTCCAATTATCTCCTATCTTGTATTCACCATCCATTGGACAGCGAAGATTAAAATGTTCACCTGCTTCTATAATACTTTTAACAGCAAGTTCACCTGTAAATTCTGCTTGAGATTCTTTCACCTCAATTTGCCATTCATCGTGTATGTTTGCAACAAATTTATAATCAATTGTATTTAGTCTAAGCAAACTATCTAACATAATTAATGCTTTCTTCATGAGAATAGCACCTGCACCTTGCAATAAAGTATTTAAAGCTGCATGTTTATGTCTTAAAAATATCTTACGACCATCTAATCCTTTGAGGAATTTTTTTTCTGCTGCGATATCAACTCTGTTCTTAAGAGTTGCAAGTGCTGGTAGACTACTAAGAAAGCGTTCTCGCAAGAGTTTACCATCTGCTCTGCTTCCTTTAATGATGCTTCCAATTTTTTCATCTCCTGCTCCGTATATGAGTGCATAGATGAAAGTTTTTGCCTCATCTCTTGATTTAAGTCCAGCAAAGTTTTGGTTAGCTGTGTGAATGTCTCCGTTAATAATTTCATTTATGTATTCCTCGTCAGCCATGTAGTGTGCTAACATTCTTAATTCTAATCCACTTGCATCTACACCTACAAGTTTATATCCACTTGGTACAGTCCAACAAGACCTACACTCTGTTCCATAAGGACTGTACACAGCAGGTACTTGAGCCATGTTTGGACTTCGATGTGCCATCCTGCCTGTGATAGCACCAGTACATATGACTGAACCATGCACCCTGTCATTATTTAAAGCATCAATCCACGATGAAACTTGAGCAGCTCGTTTTTGTAATAGTAAAAACTCTGCGATTAATCCTGCTTCTTTGATATGTTTTACTTTATTTAAAGTAATTTCATCAACAATCGGTTGACCAGTAGGTGTAAACCTTGTAGGTTTCCAACCAAAATCTTTTAAGTATTGTCCTATCTGCTGTCGAGAACCAAGGTTAAACTCTTTTAATTCTTGTCTCATAAAAGGTTTTATATTATTTGTTTTAGCTCTTTCTGTATATTCAATTTCAGTTAATCCTGATTTTGAAAGTGTTCCGTCTTGTTTTAATTTTGGTTTTACTTCTTTAACATCTACCCATTTAGGTTTAAAGGTTTCATGTACTTCAGTTTCAACTTCACTTTTTCTTTTATTAATTTTACTTAACAATAACATTGCTTCTTTTTCATCAAAAAAGAAACCATTTTCTGTTTGCTCTTGTAAAATTTTTGTGGTTTGATGTTCAATTAAAATTGATTCTTTTGAAAATCCAATACATTCTTTTTTTAAATAATTAAATAATGTTTTATTTATTTTAACATCTTTTATACAACGACTTAACATTTCCTCAGAAAACTTAGACCAATCATCATGTTGTTGTTTTTGTACTCCACCTAAACGATAGCCCCACTTTTCAATAGAATGCCCACCCTCTCTCACTGGATTAGAAATCCTAGACAGGACAAGAGTATCTAAAACTTTACTTGTTTTATGTAAGTCAATATTATATAATTTTTTAATAACAGGTATATCATATCCAATAATATTATGACCTATAAGTTTATCTGCCGACTGTAAAAATTCTATACCTTCTTTTATTGTGTCAGGTTTAAAAGAATAAACCTTATCGTTCTCATCGATAGCTACAATACACCATATAGTGTCGGCTTCAAAAAATAAACCATTAGCTTCAATGTCAAATACTAATTCCATACGTTCTCCTAAAATGGAATGGCATCACTGTCATGTAATAACTCTGAGTCTTCATACTCATGCAATCTACCAGTGTCTTTATTATAAACTAAAGATGTAGCGTTGCCAACATCTCCTGTGTATCTAGACTTTAACACACGAAGATTCGTTGTACGAGATTCTAAATCATCATCCGATTGTTGATTTCTTTCGAGGGCAATCACGCAATCAGATAACTGAGCTATACTATTAGACCCTCTTAAATGAGAGAGACTTACAGTGATACCATTCTCATGTCCTTTATTTCCTTCTACTCTTCTAAGGTGAGAGACAAGGATAATCCCTGCACCTGTTTCTTCTACCATGCTACGTAGTCTGTGCATAATACTGTCAATTGCTTTACGTTCATCCCCATCAAGCATTGAACTAACGAGCATGTGTAGATGGTCTACAACCACCCACTTACAATCACAACCGACAATAAGATAACGTAACTTAGCAAATATTTCTTCGATATCATTAGCACCAAAGTGAGCATGAATAAATACTCTATCGTTTGCAAAAACTCTATCAAACATATTTGTTAGTTGGGTTTCAGTATAACCATTACGAATACTATCAATAAATAATTTATCGTTTGCCTCGATAGAAAGTATACCATCTACTGTACGTTTCCAATCTTCTTCCAAAGCAATAACACCTACATTATCGTTTGTTTCTTTTATTAACCAATGCTCTAGCTCACGAGTGACACTCGACTTACCTAGCCCTGTGCCACCTGTAAGAGTTACAAGCTCTCCTGCTCTCAGACCAAGAAGTTTTTTGTTTAAACCATCCCAAGGGTAAGGAACACTTTGTTTTTGCTCACGATTAAGAAACTCTTTTTGTTTGTCAGCTACCCTAATAATTCCACTTGGGGTATAAACTTGTGCATCCCACCAAGCTCTTGTAAACTCTTGGTGTCTGCCTTTGTTGAGCATATCGTTAGGGTCTTTGTACCCATTAGGAAGCGTGACAATCTTTGCTTTTCCGGGCTTAAGTATTGTTGCGACTTTTTTTGCAGCATCTTCTCCTGCTTTATCTTTGTCAAAGCATATCACAACATTGTCAAAACTTTCTACATATTCAATGCTTTCTTTAATATCTGTGACTGCTGAAGCAGCACCACGTTTAATGGAAACAACTGCCCACTTACTGCCTAACAATTCATAGGTAGCCATGGCATCACATTCACCCTCGACAATTGTCAAGTATTTACCACCCTCTTTAAATAAATTTTGTCCGAATAATCCCGAGCCCTGTATTGTTCCCTCAAAAGAGAAACGTTTGTCTCGTATGTATCTAATCTTCGTAGCACACTGTTCATGATTTATATAAAATGGATACAGGTGCTGTGCTAATTGACCTGCCCCATCATAAACAACCTTAACACCAAACTTTTCTGCTGTCTCTTTGCTTATGTTTCTGTCGGTTAGCTTTGCAAAAATACCACCATGAGCATTCAAAACTTTAGGTGTTGGTGTGGGTTTATTATAATTTTCTGTAGACATAACTGTTCCGTTTGAATATTTAGGAAAAAAGGCATCACAACTAAAACATTTAGCTGAACCATCCTCGTTTATTGAACATGCATCTGTGCTCTTACACTCGGGACAGGGCACATGATACTTTACAAATTTACTTTGATTCATAATTAATTCCTATAAAAAGAAAAGCCTCCCTAAAATAGAGAGGCTTTGTTGGAGATAGATGTAGCAATTAGGATTCGTCTGAATCTTCTTCGACTACATCGGGGTCAGGCTTAGACTCAACGATAGCTTCGTCTCTACCCTTAAGCAACTCTTCCAAGTTAGCTCTATGAGTACGACTAGCAAAGTCTAAAGCCTCAATTACGACTTGTAGATTACCTACTTTTTGTACAATAACAGTTGCTTCTTGCTTTACAGCATCGTCACTAATATTATTTACATCAAAGTTTGTAGTTCCATCGTCATTGTTAATAGTAATTATCATTAGAATTCTTCTCCATCACCGAATGGGTCTAACTCAGAGCCATCTTGTGATTTTAAAGATACTAAATCAAGTACCTGCATAGCTTGAAAATCCAAGCCTTTAAAGCTACCATATTTATTATCGGTTTCCCACTCGTTATACTGTACTTTAACAGTCGAGCCATTACCAACAATCGCATCCAATGGTTCTTTATTTTTGTCGAAAAGTTTTGGGGCATTTCTTACCATGCCATTTGGTCCATTAACTTTACGCTTTATTGTAAGTGCTCTACCAATAGGTGTTGCACCACCACTCTCATCCTTAACAGATAAGTCTTTTACTTTAAAACCACGAGCTTCAAACTCATTGGCAACATCATCTCCCACGACTAAGTCAACTGTATACACAGGCTCAAACGTAGTGTTTGGTGTTGTCACTGATGCCCAATAGGCTTTTCCTTCTAATACTGCCATATAATCCTCCTTTGGTTTGGCGTTTTAATGAGTGCATTATACACTAATTAATTTCTAATGTCAAGCAAAATATCTTCCATTGTTATGACAGGATTTTTAAACAGCGTAACAAGGAACTCTTCTCCTTGTTTTTCTATTTCATATCCTGCTTTGCTTTCATAAAATTCTGTGTAGTTTTCAGCTACATAATCTTCAAACTTTCTTAGTTCAGATTTATCAAAGATAGCTGTTTCTCCTTCAGCCATCATTCTTTCGTATATATAATTCATTAGTCTCCTTAAATATTAATTGTAAATGGAAGAGTACAACCCTTAATTGTTGTGGGATTATCAAAATTTAAATCCATTATATAATTAGTTGTTGCTGTTTTAACATTACTAGGTACTCGACCATCATATTGTACATTGATTACGTTGCCTTCAAATAAATCATAGATAACTGTAAACTTTAAAGTTCTTTTAATTGTAATGTTTTCTATGTAATTTCCATAAGGTTTAGATGCTATAACTTTAGGACAGATAGCTTCAGGTTTTATAGGCTCTGTCTGTCCAACAATTTGAGTTCCTGTAAGAACACCAAATCCAGCATTAACTCCAATGTCTTCTGTTAGTTCAGGTTCAATAAACTTTTCTATAACAACAGTAGCTATTGGTGGTTTGTTTAACTTCTCATCTAACTCATTCAAGATACGATAGATTTCTGAGTTAGTTTCTTCCATTACATCTAGTCTGTCTGATAAATTAACTAAAGAATTACGATAGCTTTCTCTGGTAGATTCTATTAACTCTGCTTGTCTACCTACACTTTCGAACTCTTCGCTTAGAGACAGGAAAGATTTATTCAACCTTGTAAGTCCTGCTTTGTTTTCTGTTATCCCTCCGGCTGTTGTTGTTACGATGCTATAGACAGAAGCCATCGAAGCCACCAGCACCATTCCAAATATTATTTTAAATTTCATTTACGCTACCTCCTGTGTAGTCCACCATGTAGGTTTAGCTCTGTTCTGTTCCCACTTGGCATAGTGTTTTTCATTGATTACATATCTACGATACGCAACGATTGGGTCATT